GACACACCCGAAACAGACGCGCAGGAGCTTGTTCATTCAGTCAGCGGCGCGAAGCTCCACTGCGTAGATGTTGAATTTGCTCGCAAACTGGAGCGCGAGCGGGACGAGGCGCGGGACACGGTTTTGCGACTACGCAAGCAACGGGCTATCGCTCGCAACTTTGGAGAGCAGATGGAGCGCGAGCGCAACCACTGGAAGTCCGAAAGCATTGAGCAAGCCAAGCTCCTCGCCATGTCCGCCGACCGCGAGGAGAGGCTGCGCGCCAAGGAGGCAAGCAAATGACCAGCGCCATCCTCATCGCCCTAGTCGGCTTCATGTATTTCGCCGTGGCCATCGACCAAGCGTTTATCCAACAGAACTTTTGGAACGGTCTGGTCTGGTTTGGATACAGCTTGGCCCAGATCGGCCTATGGCACCTGACAGTTTATGGAAAAATATAGAATCATAACACCAGAGATTGAGGCTATCGACCAAGAGATCATGCGCCTAAAGACCCTCAGAGGCAGCATGGTCGCCAAAGAGGCCAAGAAAAAGGCCGATGCCTTGTGCGCAGAGTTGCGCAAACGGAAAACCAAATGATTTCAAAAGCGACAGACGCGAGTATTGCGGCGCTAGGAGGCAATCGCCCCGGTAGTGACATAACCGCTCGCCCCGTAACCGCAACAAAAGCGGGGCCTGTCGCCCTTTACCTATGATCGCCTTCTGCCCAGACCGCGACCGCGTCTACGTTGACGGCATCCCCTGCCCTTGCCGCACCTACGTCTACTGCAAGAACGGCGCCGGCGAGAACGACTACCTAACCGTCATTCGCGAGGACAACGGCCGTCCGTTCACCGCCCGCATCGACCAGATCGCCTTTGCGCCGAATCCGACGTTGGACATCGCCGACACTTCTGACGCCTAAACAGCACACAACACAACACATGAACGTCTCCCTTAACCAAAACGAAGTCCTCGTCTCGACATACATCGGCTCTCGCCGCAACGCCGAGGCATCCTTCCGCAAGCGCACCCCGAGATTTGCCGAGAAGACACCGGGAGAATTGTGGGGCTTCCACATTGAGGCCGCACACGCCGAATGCGCCGTGGCCAAGTTGCTCGGGCTTTATTGGGGGTTTGGCGTGAACACGTTTCACACGCCCGACATCACGGGCACCAACTATGAAGTGCGCTGGTCGCAGCGCCCGAACCTCAAGGTCCGCCCCGATGACTCAGGCATTGTGATTTCGGTAAGCGGCAAATCGCCCGACTACGTTGTCCATGGGTGGATAAATGCGGAGGATGCCAAACGCGATGAGTGGAAATGCTCGTCGCCGCCCGCCTGCTATTTCGTGCCGCACGACAAACTGCGGCCAACTGGCGAGCTGCTAAAACGCCAATGACAATTTGCGCAAAGGATGAAAAGACGATTAACAACAAAGGGCCGTAGTTATTCTTTCTCCGGTCAGGGTTGCGCCAATCGTCCGGAAACCCAATGCGCGGTGGCGGCATCTTGGGGGTGCTGCCACCACCTTTTTTAGATGAGCGCCAAACCCAAGTCCGCCGCCAGCCGCTTCACGCCGACTGTGCATCCGGTGATGAAGCTCCCGCCCAAGGAGACCTTGCTCGCCCTTGGACCGGAGAAAGGCTGGGACCTTTTGATGAAGCGCGAGGAGTTAATCCTCAAGGAGAAGGTTGATCCGTTCCGCTACGGCTACCGGCCGAAGAACTGGAAGAAGGCGAGTGAACTGTTAGAAGCCAACCGTGAACTGCTAGTCATGGGCGGCAACAGATCGGGAAAGACTGAATGGGCAGCAAGTGAAGTGGTCCGCCGGCTTTGGGAGAAGCGCCAGTCTGTCGCATGGTGCTTCCAAACTACGGCGCCCAACAGCATCGAAATGCAGCAGCCGCGAGTGTTCAAGTATCTCCCCGGCGAGTGGAGAACGGCACGCAAGGGAACGGTGACGAACATAACCTACTCGGTCAAAGGTGGCTTTACCGAATCTAAGTTCGTCGCCCCCAATGGCAGCCAGTGCGTCTTTCGCAATTATTCACAGGACATCAGCACAATCGAGGGCGGGGAAATCGACATTGCTTGGTGCGATGAGCTTGTCCCAATCGACTTTCTAGAAACTCTGCGCTTTCGTCTGCTTGACCGCAACGGCGTCCTAATCGTCACGTTCACGCCCATCGAAGGCTACAGTCCGGTGGTCAAAGACTACCTGACCGGCGCCCGCACGGTGGAAGCGGTCGATGCCGAGCTGCTTCCCAAGTTCAAGGATGACAAGGGCGAGAAGATCCTCACCGGATACGACCAAGTGCCCATCGTCCAGATGGGGCGCAAGGATCGCCCGATCATTTACTTTCATACCAAGGACAACCCATGGGCCGGCTGGGAGCGCATGCAGATGGAGCTGCGCAACGAGACCAAGGAGAAGATTCTCTGCCGCGCCTACGGCGTCCCAACGCGAAGCATCAACAACCGCTTCCCGCTATTCAACGACCGCATCCACGTCATCAAGCACGATTGGATTCCGACAACCGGCACCCGCTACCACTTTGTCGATCCCTGCTCTGGCCGTAATTGGGCGATGATCTGGGCAATCTTTGATTCGGCCAACCGTTGCTTCATATACCGCGAATGGCCCTGCCCCGACGAGTATGTCGAAGGGGTTGGCTATCCCGGCATGTGGGCAGAGCCGGACGGCAAGAAGGCAGATGGGCGCCAAGGGCCGGCGCAGAAAGACTTCGGCTTTGGCCTGTCGCGCTATGTCGAAGAGATTCGCAACGTGGAGAACGGCGAGCGCATCTTTGAGAGATGGATGGACAGCCGCTACGGCAACGCGCAGACCTTGGCCAAAGAGCGGCCGACCACGCTCATCGAAGAGATGGCAGAGCTGGGCATGGACTTCCAAGCAACACCCGGCGACACGATTGATGAAGGTGTCAGCATGATTAACTCATGGCTGCACTATGACCGGGACAAGCCTCTCAGCGCCCTCAACCAACCGAAGCTCTACATCTCGGAGAAGTGCAAGAACGTCATCTACTGCCTCAAGGAGTGGACGGGTGCGGATTCTACCAAGGGCGCGAGTAAGGATTTCCCTGACCTTGTCCGCTACTTGTGCCTGTCCGGCGTCAACAACGTGGAGGGTGACATACTTATGTGCCGTGGTGGCGGGAGCTACTGATTTATGAAAACCGACAAATCCAAGATGGCGTGCAACAAACCCAAGCGCACGCCCAGCCACCCAACCAAGTCCCACGTTGTCAAAGCCTGCGGCGATGCCCTGCCGGTCGGCGGAAAGCTAATCCGCTTCGGTCAGCAAGGCGTCAAGGGCTCTCCTGACGGCAGCCCGCGCAACAAGTCATTCAAAGCGAGACACGCAAAGAACATTTCCAAGGGCAAGGGCAGCGCGGCGTATTGGGCCGACAAGGTTAAGTGGTGAGCAACAAGGATTTCTTGTGGGTTAAGCAATGACAACCCTCGACCGCCGACAACCTCCTCCACCGGAAGACTGGAAGTGCGCTCCCGGCGGGCACCCTCTTTGTCAGGTGTGCAGCAAGCCGCTCGGAACTCAATTCCTCCGAGACCCGCAACTTGGCCCCTGCTGCATGGAGTGTGCTCCTCACGTCATCGGCGCCGACAAACTGCTCTACTGGCTACGGATTACGCAATAGTTCACTCCACACTTGAACTACAAAGAAAAAACTATGCCGATTCCTTTCAAAACAACCGGATAGAAAACACAACACATGTTCACAACTAAGGTAAAAACCATCCCGCTCGACATCTACACTGCCAGCGAAGACTTCGACAAGAAGGCCGCCCTCTCCTTCACCCGCGAGCAGGCGCCCCCGGCATTCCTCGCCGTCATGCTCAACTTGCAGGACCGCATTGCCGATGCCTCCGACTTGGCAACAAACATGGCCACGGCGAAAGATCACGGCTTCCTTGCCCACGCCGCCGGCCAGCTCAATGCGCTGCAAGAACTGTGGAACGACCTAGAGCAGAAGCGCGCCGAGGCCAGCAAGTTGTCGTAAATCGTCAACTGTGGCGAATCAAGGTGGACAACTTGGGATAACTCGTCATTTCTGACGGATTACCGAGCGGGTATAAAAAGCCGGTGTGAACTAGGCGCAGTTACAAACAATGGCGCGTTTTTGTGACACAAGCGGCGTATTACGCCATTCCCGAATAGCGAATGTATTTACATTGTAAAACATTTTGCTTGCGGTGTGTGCTGTTGTGTGCTATTAGTAAGCGGAAGTAGGGCTTCATGCCCAAATTCAGCGGTCCTACGCGCCGCTCCCCAAAACAGCGTTGGCGCACCACTTAGGGGGTTTTCCTTATGGCGACAGAAGAGGCGGTCAATCAGGCCGCAGGAACGGATGACGGCGATGTAGTTTCGATGGCTTTGGCCGACTTGGGAGTTCCCAAGCCGGAAGAAGAAGTCAAAGACGAGCCGAAGTCTGAGGAGACGATCTCTGACATTTCTGACGAAACCAAGGACGAGGAGAAATCCGAAGACCCCGGCGACGATGTAGCTGACGAACCAGAGGAGGAGGACGAGGAGCCCGAAACTGAGGACAAAGATCCCAGCGACGAAGAGGCCCCGAACAAGGACAAGGTTCAGAAGCGAATCGACAAGTTGGTCGCCAAGCAGCGCGAGTCCGAAGAACGGGCAACAGCGGTCACGGCAGAGTTGGAGCAACTTAAGGCGGCGAAAGCCGAACTAGAAGCCCAGCTCAACCAGACAACCCGCCCGATCCTCTCACCGACCGCCGACAACCCGTTGGCCGATGTCGATAGCGAGGACGCCCTAGAGCAACGCATTCAGAACGCACAAGCCGTAAGGCGTTGGGCGCTACAGAATAGCGACGGAGCAACCATCAAGAAGCCGGACGGCTCGGAGCAGTTTGTCAGCGGCGAGGAAGTTAAAGACTACCTCATCAAAGCAGATGACATCCTCACAGTTCACGCGCCCGCGCGTAGGCAGTGGATCAACAATCGGATGCCGGCAGTCACGTCTGCCCAAAACCTGTTCCCCGACATATTCAAACAGGGAACGCCGATGAACAGAGCGTATCAGGCGACGATTAAGACCGCGCCAGAACTGCTCAAGATCCCGCAGCACGAACTATGGGTCGGCCTCGCCCTCTACGGAGAGCAAGCCCTCATGGCCTCGCAAAAAGCGAAAGAGGCCAAGACCGCTGCCGAGAAAAAGGTTTCGTCTAAGAAGTCAGAATCCAAACCGCCAACCCCTGCCAAGCCGATGAGCAATGCCAAATCGTCATCATACCGGGGCGGAAAACCCGCCGCATTGTCGGGCGCCAACTTGGACGATCTCCAGAGCTGGGTGGCCGACAGCCTACTTGGATAACCCTTAATTAGAAAAACTAACTAACATGCCTTCTACAATCGGAGCTATCACTCCAGTCACGGGTCTCAGGGAAGACCTTGCCGATGTCATTCACGTCATCGACGCCAAAAACACCCCCATCTCGTCTGCCGCCAAGAAAGGCGCGGACCTCACCAATGCCGGCGTTTTCAGCTACCAAGCTGATTCGTATAACGAGCCCGTCCTCGACGGTGTTCTCAGTAACGCCGATGTCACCAGCTTCGATGACCCGACGAAGAACCGCGTTCTTCTCTCGGCTCGCGGGCAGAAACTTCGCCGCAGCATCAAGGTCGATGACTTCGTTCAGAACGTCAACGACACGGCCGGCGTTGGAAAACGCAAGGAAATGGCCCGCGCGATTTCGCGCTCGTTGGTCGAAATTAAAAGGGATATTGAGTCGGTCATCTCGTCCGATGCCGAGTCTCAGGAGCAGAGCGGCGCATCGCCGTATAAGACCCGTGGCTTGGGCAAGTGGATTCAGGCGACCGCCCAGAGCGATCTGGCCGTTGCTTCATCTCAGCGCACCCCTGCCGGTTCGATCAATACGACCGCGACCGCCTCGCTCACCGAGTCCGAAGTTCAGTCGCTCTTGCAGAGCATCTACACTCAGACAGGCAATGTTGCCGAACTGACCCTCGTTTGCGGCCCTGCCCTCAAGCGCAAGTTCACCGAGTTCACTCGCTTCAGCACAGGCTCTGCCGGTGCCGGACTGAGCGTTCGCACGTTCACCAACAGCGCCGACAGCAAATCCATCATCTCCGTTGTCAACTTCTTTGAAGGTGATTTCGGATCGTTGAGCCTGTTGCCCTCGCTGTTTCTTGCGAAGGACAACGCGAGCGCCGATGTGCAAAACGCGCGTGGCTACGTCCTCGACATGAGCATGATCGAACTGCGCTACGGTCGCCGGCCCCGCTATCAGGAGCTGGAAGACATGGGCGGCGGTCCTCGCGGCCTCGTTGACGCCATCGTGGCGTTGAGCGTTGGCACGCCCAAGGGACTCGGCAAGTTCGCCGCGACTGCTTAATTCAACAACTAACCAAGGAACATAATCGAATATGCAAGTCTACGAACTGCCCGCTGAAACCAAAGCCGCAACCGGCTACACCCACAAGGCCATCGTCGATCACACCGATATGACGGAGACCACCGCTAACACGGCCCAGTCCATCACCCTGATCTCGCTCGCCGCTGGCGATGTCGTGCATTCGGGTGCCTACAAGCTGATCACGCCGTTCCAAGACACGACTGACAGTGCGTTCAACACGACCGCCGTTACCACGAACGCCGCCGGTTCCGCTCTCATCAGCGCGACCGAGACGAACGTGAACGGAACGGAAGTGTTCTACAAAGCGCACACCGCGACCGCCCCGCTGACCGCCACGAGCGCCAGCACGGTTGCCGCCTCGTTTGCCTCTATGTCGGCAAAGAGCCTGTCGGCCCTCAACGCGGGAGAAGTTCACTTCTTCTTCAGCGTGAACAAGCTGGCGAACCTCTAAGACTACGTCTTAACACACAGCGCCAGAACTGCGTATTGCGGGTCTGGCGCTGAAGTTAGGATGTCCCAAATCTGGTCAGAGTTAGTCGCCGACTTAGGCGATGAGATGTCCGCCCTTGTCCGCGACGAGCTTGTCGCCGGCTGGAACGCCAAGAACGCCCTTGCCGCCACACGGCAGGCGCGGATCAAAGAGGCGACCGACCGGCTTGAGCATTGCTCCGTTGACGGCATTGGGCAGCACACCATGAGCGTAGACGCCGATGTCTACTACGCATGGGAGGCCGCAGAGCCGGGGTGCTGGAAAGACAAGGGCTTCCGCGACGATTTCAAAAAACGCTTTCCCGAAACAGCGGTCAACTACACGGCGAGAAAACCCATGGTCGGCTACCGGCCCTAAAACATTACCGGCATCTGTCCATGATCGAAACACCCGACCGCGAAAAGATCAGCGAGATTCTGTCTGACATAGATCAGGCAGACGCGGATGGCAGCCAATACATCCAGCGAAAGCTGCGCAACTGGAACACCCGCTATTGCGTCTGGCCGGGGCAAAGCGAAGACGGACGCAAGCATGGCGCCGCTATGGGCAAGGCCCCGTGGCCATGGGAAGGGTCATCTGATTGTCGCGTTCGGCTTTCCGACAACATCGTCAAGGATCACTGCACAATCCTGACCAACGCTTTCTTCAAAAGCCGCGTGCAAGTCCAGCCGGTCGAGAGCATGGACGCCGACAAGAAGAACGCCGCCGAGACCATTCTGAAGTGGTTGCTGTTCCAGCATTGCTTGGATGACTTGCGCCGCGAAGTGCGTCTGGCTGCCGAGTTTAGAGAGACATACGGCTTGGCTGTCATGGCTGTCGATTGGCAGCAGACCACCCGCACGGAGATCAAGCGGTTCAGCTTGGAAGAGGCGCAGATGATGGTGCAGGAGTCACAAGACCCGAACCTCGCCGCCCTGATGGAGATTGTGTTGGACCCGCTGCAAGAAGAGACCGCTGCCGAACTTCTCGGTCAGGTTGTTCCCGAGCTGGGCAATGTCGCCAAGGTCCGCGCACTGAGGGACAAGGGCGAGGTCGAATGGGAAAGCCCCTACATCTTTGAATCCAAGCCCGTCTGGACCGCCCTAGAAGCGTGGGAAGACGTTATCTTCCCCATCCAAACCTTCTCTATTCAGCGCGCCGCGTTCGTTGCCCGCAGAGAGTTACTCAATGAAGTGGAGTTGCGCGAACGGGCCGCTGTCGAGGGATGGGACGAGGATTGGGTTGAGAGAGCCGCCAAACACAAGGGCGAGCTGAAGCGCATCAACCTCAACCTGCATCGCTCCGACCAATTTCTCTACGATCACATGCGCGACATGATTGAAGTGTGGCACGTCTATCGCAAGGAGAACGACCCGAAGACCGATGCCGTCCGCGTCACCCGCTCTGTCATTAGCTACCATGTTCCTGACAAGGCCGCCGTCCATGAGCTGATGCCCTATGCCCACGGGCTTTATCCCTTTGTTGAGCTGCCCCGCGAGCGCAGCACCCGCCCGCTCCTAGAGAGTCGCGGTGTCCCTGAGATCACGCAGACCGCCCAAGAGGAGATCAAAATTCAGCGCGACTACCGCGCCGACCGCGCCTCTATCAGCATCCTCCCGCCTGTCCGCGTGCCGGCCAATCGCGGGAAGTTTGATCTGGTCTTAGGCCCCGGCGCCCAGATCCCCGAGCGCCGCCCCGGTGAGATCGGCTGGATGGACCCGCCGCGCCCTGACGCCGGCAGCATCGAAGTGGAGAACGCAACACGCTTCGACGTGAACAACTATTTCGGGCGGATGGCCGAAGGTGTCCCGCCGCAAATGTCGATGCTCCACACGCAGGAGCTAATCGACTCATGGCTCTTGGACATGAAGCTCTGTGTCATCCAGACGATGGCGCTGGCCCAGCAATACATGACGCCGGAAGATGTCGCCCGCGTCACAGGGAACCAACTTCCCTTCTCGTCCAGCCCGCAGGACATTCGCGGCCGCTTTGACATCACCGCCGAGTTCGACGCGCGACTTCTTGATGCCGAAGCCCTCGGCGCAAAGCTGGATTACTTGGCGAAGATCCTAGTGCCCATGGACAGCTTCGGCGTAATCGACCGAGTCGGCCTCATCAAATACATGTTCCAAGCTGTCGATCCAAACATGGCGAGCATGTTGGTGCAGGACATCGGCGCAGCGACTCAAGCCGAGCAAGAAGACGAACAAGCAGCCTTTGCAAAGATCGCCGCCGGCGCCGAGCCACCGCTCAAAGAAGGCGGCCAGAATGCACAGGTCCGCTTGCAGACGTTGCAAGGAATCGTGCAATCCAACCCGGCGGTCCAGCAGCGATATCAGAGCGACGAAATCTTCCGCAAGATGATCGACGCCCGCGCACAAGCCTTCCAGTTCCAACTGCAACAGCAGCAAAACGCCGTCATCGGCCGCACCGGCGCCCAGCCCGCGCTGCAAAAGCTCCAGCAAGACCAGCAACTCGGCATGTCCGCCCAACCCGCCGCCTAACCGTATGCACCCGAACATCAACGTCAGGAACGTGGCCGGATTAAATATCCCGCAGCACGACTATCTCAGCATCTCGTATTACAGCAGCACGAACAACATCCAGACAGTTACCTACAAAGAAGGCGGCAGCGGAGGCCAAACAGTCGCAACTTTGACCTTCTCCTACACGACCAACCCGCCGACCACCAACGACGCGGACCTCGCTGCCGTCACCCGCTCTTAAATCTCAAATTTCTAATTTGTAATGGGCTTCGCCTTCAATCCGTTCACCGGCAACTTCGACCAGAAAGGTTCTGGCGGAGGCGGCGGCTCTGCGTTCTTCGCAGGCGAAGTGGCAACCTATGCGGACCTCCCGCTCGACGGATCGGCCGCATTGGATAGCCGCTGGCTCGTCCGCTCGAATTCCGGAACGTGGCCCTTCAGCTCCTACAAACAGGCTGGCGTGTATGTGCGTAAAGCCATTGTCGGCGCCTCCCGCGACAACGACTACCAGCTCACCGACACGTCCTTCCACGATGTTATGTCAGACGCAGCATTCGTCATCTACGACGACGGCGCCCCAACCCGCAGCATGCAAGTAGAAATCACCGACAACGAAACGCTCACCTTCAAAGTCACCGGCACCGACAGCGTCGTCCGCTCGGTAGCCTTTGCCCTCTCCGCCATCGTGCTCGCCGCCCTCATGGCCAGCTCGGCCATGGCGCAAAACATCGGCCTCGTCAGCGACACCAACGGCAACATCGTCACCCGCCGCACCAACGAACTCGTCTGGAGCAACAACCTCCGCGTCGCCCCGCTCACCAACGCCAACTCCCGCACCGCCATCATCGGCACTAACGGCGCCCTGACCGCAGGCAACCCGCCTAGCGGAGCCGCCGCCAATGGTGCGCTGCTCACCGCAGACGGCGCAGGAGGTTCGTCCTTCGTTGTTAGCCGCACGGTCACACGCTTCACCACCAACGACCAAACCAAAACGAACTGGGGTTTCAATGTTGGTAATCAAGCTACCAACAACGATCCACAGATGGGATCGTGGGCGCTCGATGCTAACAGTTTTTATCGCATCGAATACGCCGTTGCATGGGTCGCCACGACCAACTCTGGATTCAGCCACGGGTTGGGTTTCACAACCAATCTTTCAGAATTCAACCATCGCAGTGGCGTGGGCCAAGCCGCGAACGCTACGGTGACGGCGATTACTTCTGGCACGAATGTAACATCGTTTGCGCTTCCCAGCGGCACGGCTACAGGCACAGGAAGCCGATTCGCCGTGGCGGGCTTTGTCTATGTGCTAACCAGCAGCAACGCAAACACCATGAACTACCGTTGGTATCCGATAAGCAACGTGGCAGACGCCACAACGCTTATCCAATCGTCAATGCTCTCCGTCACCAAAATGGCTCCCTAAACTTATGAAACATCTCCTCATCCTCCTCCTCGCCGCCAGCGCCCACGCGCAACTTCTGCCAGTCACGCCCGCCGAACGTGCATTGAGCGACATTGACCGCGCCGCCGCAGCCAGCCGCTACTACGGCGAACTCTACGCGCAAAGCCTCAGCACACTGCACGCCAAAATCTTCGGCCTTGATGACGCCACGCTCAAGTCCGTCCTCGAACGCCTCGGCGACGCGCAAAGCGAACAACTCCTCACGCTCTACGTCAGCAGCGCCACCGGCATCAACCAGATCCTCGCCGCCGGCGGCAGCAGCGTCCGCGCCCCCGAAACCCGCACCCGCGAATGGGTCTGGTCCGGCGACACCGTCACCATCACCCCGCTGCCCGAACCCGTTGCAGCCCCTTAGTGCCTTAGTGTCCCCGTGAGAACCGTAACCCTCCAGTCCATCCTCCTCCGCGCTTGGCAACGCAGCGGCAACGACGGCTCGGATATTTCTAACATCCCATCCGGCGCCCGCACCATGATGGTCGCCGCCGCCAACGAACGCATCGCCGACTGCTGGGAGTGGGCCGACTGGCCTGAGCTTATGCGCGTCGAAAGCCGCACCGTGCAGGGCGATGCTACGAACGGCTATTACATCGACTATGAGCAAGTCGGCCAGACCGCCATGGGAGAGGTCTTTGGCGTCCTAAGAGACAACCCTGCAACCCACGCCGCTCCCCGCGCCATTGGCTATACGCTCCTCGGAGATGCCATTCGCTTCCCCGAAGACACCGACCTGCCAACTAGCGTCTGGGTCAACTTCCGCATCCGCCCGATAGATGTGCAGGCCCGCGTTGCGGCAATCGGCATGACCGCAGCTCTCGCCGAGAACATTTACCCCGCCGTCATAGCAAAGGCAGCCGCGCTTATGCTGACCTCGGATCTGCAAACCGAAGACGGACAACTGGACAAGGCTCTCGCCATGGAACAGATGGCCGAGTCCGAGCTGATCTCGCAGCGCGACAAATACTATTTCCAACAGGGCCAACCCTCCATGTGGACCGCCCGCGTCAACCAATACTAAAAACCTATGCACCCTAACGTCTCCCTCACCAACTTCCGCACCAAGATCGTGCGGTTCACGCCAGTCGTAGACACCAGCGCCTACGCCGCCGGCGATGTCCTCTTCGACACCACCGCCGTCAGCGTCAGCGACAACACCAGCGCCGGCGCCCGCGGCACCATCCTCACGGCCAGCATCATTGACCGCGACGATGAATCCTCGCAGACCATCACGTTGTATTTCCTACGCAGCAACGTCAGCCTCGGCACGGTCAACGCCGCGCCCAGCATCTCCGACGACAACGCCGCCGAGATCCTCGGCACATGCACCGTCACCACCGGCACCGACTTGGGCGGCTGCAAATACGGCGAGACGAGCGGCCTTGTCCTGCCCTTTGAGCTGCCCGCGCAGAACCTCTTCGTCGCCGCCACCACCGGCGGCACGCCGACCTTCACCGCCGCCAGCGACATCCGCGTGCGCCTGAGCCTACAGCTAGAGACCGCAGCCTAAGACTCCATGCCGCTCCCATTTTCCAGACGCGCTTTGCAGACAGCGCCGAGCTTCAGCCGCGACTTTGCCGGACTGAAGACGCTGGATCATGGTGTCGGCCCCGCGATCACCTTCACGCGGGCAAGCGATGCGACTTACTTTGATGCAGATGGTGTGCTGCAAGCGGCCAGCAACAACGTCCCCCGCTTCGACCATTCCGGCGGCAGCAGCTTGGGGCTGCTCATCGAGGAGGCCAGAACCAACAGCATCCGCAACTCGCAGGCTGGTGGGGCTGTGGCTGGAACGCCGGGGACGCCTCCGACGAATTGGCCTCTGACGGGAACAGCCGGAGGACTGACAAGAGAGATTGTCGCAACCGGAACAAGTAATGGCTTGGCTTACATCGACATCAAGTTTTCAGGGATTGTGACAGCGGCGACGTTCCAAATCGCACTTGATCCCGAGTCTGGATCACAAGTAGCGGCATCATCTGGGCAAACATGGACTAACTCAGCCTATATCGCGCTGATTTCTGGAAGCGTTCCAGATTGCAACATTGGAATTACGGAAAGACTGGCAGACGGAACATTTGTTACTGCTTCAACGACCAACACGGCTTCATCACTTACATCGGCGCTGCAAAGATTTTCTCATACAAGAACTTTAACCGATGCTACAACGGCAAGAGTATCAGCAGTTTTGCGCGTCACGGCCACGAACGGCGCCACCATAAATTTCACCCTCCGCATAGCCGCCCCGCAGCTAGAGCAAGGCGCCTTCGCCACGTCCTACATCCCGACGACCACCGCCGCCGCCACCCGCGCAGCGGACAGTGCGGTCGTCACGCCGATCTCCAGCTTCTATAATCAGAGCGAGGGAACGTTGTTTGCGGAGGCTCCTGCCACTTATGCGCAGTCCGCTGATATCGTTCAATTTGCAGAAGCATCTTCGGCCAACAACCGTTTCGTCTTGTTCTTCGCTCCAACCGGAACTCTTGCCAGCTTCCAATATAGGACATCTGGCGTAATAGAGGTGACCGGCGGCGTTTCTGTTTCTTCTGGAGCTATCGCCAAGATCGCCGCTGCATTTGCTGCCAATGACGCAAGGTCGGCGGTGAACGGAACACTCACGACCGCTGATACGTCAGTGACGTTGAATTCCGCAAACACGCACATGGTTTTGGGAAGGCTCCAAGGAGCAGCCAGCTATCTCAACGGCCACATCCGCAAGATCGCCTACTGGCCCCGCCGCTTGAGCAACACGCTGCTGCAACAGCTAACGACCTAATGAGCACCAACCTCGTCCTCAATTCCGCTCACGCTGGCCAAGTGCTCACCGCATTCGGCGCACAGATAGGCGCGGGTCTCAAAGGTGTCGCCACCCCAGATGTTGCGCTCATGGCAAGGGTCGAAGCACACATGCCAGCCAACGCCGCCAGAGGGAATTTCACAGGAACAGAGGGCACATTTATCCATGCCGCAATTAAGCCCTAAAACAGCCTAACATGCAAGACTACCTCTACAAATTCCCAAGCGAAGCCACGGCGCAAACGGCGCTGGCCGATTACTACGATGCCGAGACCGGCTGGCAGACCAGCGGCACCGGCTTCGCCCTTGATCCGGTCGGCGTGCTGGTGGACACCGACATGACCGACCCCGAGAATCCGGTCAGCACGCTGCTCGACGGCTGGCACCTCAACCTCCGCGTGACCGACGACCGGCCTGACCCAGCGGCAGACTACAGCGTCACGCCGACTCAACAACGGAGAGTGTGGCTATGAGCTACATGCAGCAACACTTCACGACAGCCGAGCGCGGCGCCTTGGGCACCTTCGCCAGCCTTGGCTCTGCGGCCGTCAGCATGGTCAGCCACCTAGAGGTCTACCTCCGAGTCGCCGGTCTGTGCGTCGGCCTCGCCGTCGGCGTTGTCACCCTACTTTCGGTCCTTCACGACCTCCGCAAGAAGCAACAGAAAGACAAATAATATGCGTAACTGGAAGACAACGACCATTGCAGCGCTCACGGCGCTCATCGCCCTCATGACCGGCACCAAGGAATACCTGACCACCGGCCAAATCCCTGACATCGGCCTCATCGCCGCCGCACTCACCAGCGCATGGGGCCTCTGGATGGCTAAAGACCACGACGCCCGACTCTAATGAAATGCCGCCCGAGTTTCGCCATTACGCTGGCCGCCACGCTCATGCTTGGTGGCTGCGTGAGCATTCCTCTGCCGCCGGTGGACGGCGAGAAGACGCAAGCGGGCGACTGGGGCAGCATCAAAATTATGGTCACCTACGTTCCCAACATCAACAACATCGTCCAGTCCTACAAGGAGTGGAAAAAGCCCGAACAATGAAATCTTTCGTAGAACGCCAATTAGTCAAGCTGCTCCTCTCACGCGGAGGCCCGCTGCTGCAAAAGCTCGTCACCGCCGCCGCCGCTGCCGCGCTGACCTACATTGCAACCAAGAGCGGCCTCGACATCCGCGCCCTCGGAGTGAACGAAGCCGTCATCGCCGGAATCATCTGGGGCATCCTTGACATCGCCGTGACCAAACTGCCAGCCGACATCATCAAGACCTACGGCACCCAAATCCAAAGGCTGCTCAACGCCTACAATCAGGGCACGCAGCTCAAGCTCGACGGCTTTGTCGGTCCTGTAACTGTGGCACAAGCCGCGGCTGAACTTCGCAAGTAATGATCCCCAGCGCCCGCCCCAAGCAGAAGAAGGAAGCGACCCTTGAGCTTTTGAAGAAGCACAAGGTTGTCGATCCGGTCTGCCTTGTTGGGGTGCGCGGCTACTACTCAAAGATGGGGCCGACAAAATTCAACGACCGCGGACTTTATGACGATGCCCTCATCCTTGTGTCCAGCGGCGGCGATGTTTACGCCACCTTCAACGCGAACGTCGATCCCAGCCGCTATGGCAAAAACCCAAAGATCGGAAAGGGCTACGCCAGCCTCAAGGCCGGTGTCTGGACCTACAAGCTCGGACTCCATGGCATTCGGAGCGGCAACCCTTACCGCGCTCTGGTGCAGAGCGCTCCGGTCACAGTCGTCCGCGACGGCGGACAAGAGGAGACCGGATTTTTCGGAATAAACATCCATCGCGGATCGCAAAGGTCTACCAGCTCGGAGGGCTGCACTACCGTCCCAGAGCCGTGTTGGTCAGGTCTGATTTCCCTCACCGAGTCCGAACTCAAACGCAACAACGCCAAAACTCTCAGCTACGTCTTAGTCAACAACTCCTAATCTTATGGCAAAAACAATCGGACAACTTACAGCAGAATCCTCACCAGCGGGCGCTAACGAAATGCCCATCAGCGTGAGCAATGTCACCAAAAAGGTCAGCGTGACCAACCTGCTTAACACGGCCGTCACCTTTAGCGGCACCAAGACGCTGGCCGACGCAACCGACATTGCGGTCGGAACCAGCACCGGCACCAAGATCGGCACCGCAACAACACAAAAGCTGGGCTTCTTCAACGCCACGCCGGTTGTCCAAGCGGCCGACACGGCAGACATCAAGGACGCTTTCTGCACGTTGGGCTTCATGGTCAACGGCGGCGCCAGTCCGCTCAACCTCGACAGCGGCGCCTTGACCTGCGGCGCGCTGACGGCAGGGGCGGCAACGGCGACATCGCTGGCCAGCACCGGCGCGGTCACCAGCAGCTCGGCCACGGCCGGTGTGGGCTATGCGACCGGCGCTGGCGGGACGGTTACGCAGGCAACCGACAAGAGCACTGGGGTTACACTTAACGCAATCTGCGGCTCTATTACGCTCGCCGGAAGCGACAACATCGCCAGCGGTGCGACGAAAACCTTTCTGCTGACCAATAGTGCCATTGCTGCGACAGACGTGCTCATTCTAAACCACGTCTCGGGTGGAACGGCTGGAGCCTACGGCCTAAACGCACAAGCTGCGACTGGGTCAGCGTCAATCAACATCACCAATATCTCCAGCACCGGCAAGAACGAGGCGCCAGTGATTCGCTTTGCCGTCATCAAGGCCGTGGCCGCCTAAACAATGGCATTAGAGTCTCCAGTCCTGCGCAACGGCGACAACGGATTCATAGGGTTTGCCTCACGGCCAAATCCAATGACGTTGCCCGCCGGTATCTTGCAGCTATCGGAGAATATGCGTCTGGATCGCGGCGTGGCCAAGGTGCGCAAGGGGGCCAAACGGCTGGCTGACAACATCAGCCCCGCTGGAACTCCGGTGACGATACCGTTCTTCCTCACAGAGCCGTATAAAATCATTCAGTCCACCTATACCGGCGGAGTGTTTGCTTCAAGTGCTGTCCGCTCGCCGGACGAGACAGGGAGCGTCGAATGCATTGTTTTGGCCGGTGCAGATCGCGCTTACACATACTTGCCGAAAGGAACCAGCTTTTCGTCAGCAGCTTGGGGCACGTTGCTGGCGGTTGATTCAACGGAGAGCTTTGAGACCGAAACCGGCGAAGCGATAGTCGCAGGCTCCTTGCCGACCGAGCTGGCTTACCCGCCTACACCGGCTGAAACGATTGAGCCGACCGACAAAGTGACAATGCTGCAAGCCTACGACCGCTTGTATTTGTTCCGCGAGGCCGACGTGACGCAAGCTGGCTGGGAAACCAAATACACTTCCACCGACAGCGACGTCACCGGAATCTCCGTCTTAGGAACAACGGCAACAGTCTGCTTTAATGGCCCGCACGGCTATCCTGCTGGTGCCACAGTTCGCATTGAAGGAAGCACTGTGGCGGCATTCGACGGCCATGAATACCGCATCGTCAGCGCGGCGCCGAGCAGCAACGCCAACCGCTTCACGATTACCGTCCCCAGCGGAACGGCGTCAGCGCTGGTGGCGGGCATAGCCGTCCGCCGCGTCAAGCCTCCGATGTATTGGGACTGCAAGGATACGAGCAGCAGCTTTGTGCTGTCTGCCGAGGGGATTCCCAATGTTGGCATCACCTACCGCAGACTGCGCTCGGCACCTTGGGCTAGTTACATCAACAACCGGCTGGTGGTTCCTGACGGCAAGCAGAACATCATGCTGTCCGATATTCTCGACCCAGATACGTTTGATCCTTACTGGCAGAGTTTCCGCGTTGGCGTTGGCGGCAATGACTTCGTTGTCGCTGTGCATCCATGGGTCGAAGGCGCCGTCTTGGTGTTCTGCCGCAAAAGCATTTGGGTTGCCGAGGTTCAACAATATCCAAATCCGACAGGCACGGCATACAGCATTGAGACAGGCATCAACAAGCTGACCCTGCTGACCGACGAGATCGGCTGCTCGGCCCGCCGGTCTATCGCTACGGCTGGTCAGTTTATCTACTTCCTTTCCGACGCCGGTGTCTACCGCCTCGACACCCAGCTTGACCTCAAGCTGCGCGGCAACACTCGCCCGCTGTCTGATCCCATCGCCGACCAGTTCCAGACTCTCAACGCCGATCTGGTTTACGATGCAGTCGGCCTTTACCACGACAACCGCTACTACATCGCCGTGCCCAAGACAGGCTCGGACAACAACAACGTCGTCTACATTTACAACCAACTGAGCGAGCAGTGGGAGAGCAAGGATGTCTACGGCTTTGGCGTTGGCAACCTTCTGGTTGGCGATTACGACGGACAGCGCCGCATGTTCGTCAGCAACCAAGCGGGCAAACTCATGCTGCTGGACGAGGTGGAAGAGGGCGACGAGTCAACAGACAGCGAGGTGGACGTGACCATTGCTCCAACCGGCCGCATCAAAACCCGCCGCTTCGACTTTGGCGAGATGCACAGCAAGCGGTTCCTGCGAACAATCGCCGATGTGGTTATTCCGTCCGGCTCCACGTTGACCACCAAGATCAGCACGATCAATCCAGACACCGAAGAAACAATCGGCACGCTGACCAACAACAATGTCGGCGACGAGGACTACAACATGAAGTCTCCGGTTCGCTTCAAAGCGCATGCCGCCGAAGTCATTTACGAGACCAGCAACGGCCGACCCGAGATCCGCTCGGCCAGCATCGAGGCATCGCCCAAGAGCCTGCCCTCTACCGAAACCCGCAACGCAGCTTAAATACTATGGCAACAATCAACGTAACAAACCCCGCCGCCAACTTTGTCTCTGGCGACGAGGTAAACCCAAACAACTTAAACGCCCTCGGACTGCCAACTGTCACCGTTTCCGGCATTGTCAGCACGGACATTTCGGCTTCCGCAGCTATTGCGGCATCGCAACTATCAAACACACTAGACTTTTCTACAAAGACGCTCACCCTGCCAAGCAGCGTTGTTACGCCGCAGGTCTTGGCGTCAAGCAGCGTTGAAACGGCAAAAATCAACAATGCGGCCGTGACCGCTCCAAAGTTGTCCGGCGCGCAAACAGGTGATGCCCCCATATACGGCGTGCGCGCGTGGGTGAATTTTGACGGAACAAAAGACACAACAGGAACGGTTTCGACATCCAACACAAATCGCCAAATTCGCCAAAGCGGCAATGTGTCTAGTGTGTTGCGCAATGCGGTTGGAGATTACACTGTCACTTTCGCAACGGCAATGCCTGACGCAAGCTATACTGTTGTTGTAACAACGTGCGGTATTGATAATTCAAACACCGCTCGGCACGGCGTTGTCAAGGGGACAGTCAATGGCGGCGCCTCAAACAAAACAACGGCGGCCGTATCCGTTCTTACTGGGGCAACCAATTCGAGCGCAATGGACGATGTCGCGGAGGTCAACGTGATGATTCTCCGATGACCCCTTGGCAACTCGCGAAACAATGGCACGACGAACACATAGCGACCGAGACGTTTACGGAAGCCCTCGGCTGGCACCTGTCAGCCGGTGTGGTCTACTCGGCTCCGGACGCCTTCATGCTCGCACGCGAGGTGCATTGGGATGCGGGTCGGGAGGAAGTCGTCAATGACAGCCAAAGCCCAAACGCTTGGTTCGTTGAGCTGGCTGCTGTGTCTGACGGCGCAGACGCTTTTGGCCGCTTCATGCGTGTGGCGCCACACCCGCAACCGTGGGTGCTCTGGTGCCGACGCGGTGAGATGCGCGTGAGAGCTTTTAACTGGAACAAACTTAGTAAGAAAACAGGAGGACAATAATATGGGAGGATCAGCACCTAGCGCGGGACCACGCCCGCAAGTTCAATACGCGGAGCCGTTGGATTACAACGCGCTCATGCAATCGTCTGCGGCCGCCGCTCGCTCAATGGTGCGTGAGCAGTATAAGGCGCAGATCGAAAACTATCCGGCCTTGGAGACGCAAGCCCTCGGCACGGTTGACCGCATCGCCGGACGCCTCGGGACTACACCGCAGCCCATCTTTGAAATGGTCGAGAAGAAGGATAGTCGCGGTCGCGTCATCGGGATGGAGCGTAAGCAGGTCGGCATGTCCGAAGGCAACCAGCAGACCGCTGATGCCATGGCCGCCATCCGCCGCAGCATGTCGCTTTACAGCACAAAAGACGCTGACCCGACAAGCATCGAGCGGAGCCTCTACGACTCAGCAGAAAGCGACTTGGCCCTCGGCCGCTCGCTGTCCGCTGAAGACGAACGCGCCGCCCAGCAGTCTGCTCGCGCCGCCTTCGCGGCACGCGGGATGGGCACCGGCCTTGGCTCGTCGGCCGCTGAAATCCTATCACGCCAGTCTTACGCCGATCAGCGCGAGGCTGAACGCCGCAACTTCGCCAGCGCGGCCAACAACATGCTGACGCAAAATGTCGGCCAGCGCCGCACGGCGATTGCCAATGCGAACATTGTCGGAGCTAACAACCTAATCGCCGCTGACCCCTACAGCCGTGCGCTAGGACCGGGGCTTGGATACGCAGGGCCAACGCAGGGAAGCCAAATGCAGCAGATGAGCAATACCTTCGGCAACGCCATGACCATGGCTGGCAACGTGGGCAGCTTCAACGCAAACATGCTGGACACCAGAGCAAACTCAGCGATGAACAACTGGGCGGCCATGCGCGGAGCCTCGATGCAGGCTGGCGCCATGAACAACGCCGCGACCATGGGAATGATCGGCGGTATTGGTGGAGGACTCTTGAGCGGAGCTGGCTTTGCTCTCTCCGACAAACGCGAGAAGACTGAGATCAAACCTCTCGGCAAGGC